ATTTCTGGCACAATAGAATGTAACAGTTCCTATGTTGGTCCTCGTGTTAATCATGCAATGATAGTGACTGGCACCTTAGACATCAACCAAACGGTTGTTTGGCCGTTTACACTGGAATATGGTAGTGCCACATTGTCGGTAAGCGGACAAATAACGGGTGTGGGAATGTTACAATTCGCTTTCGGTGCGAAGTTGGTCAGTCAGACCGGAACGATAGATTGTAACACTGTGACCTTTTATTACGGGTCTAACTTGTGGTGTGACGGAGCGGTGATAGACAGTGATGTAACAATTCGGAACTATTCTATAACAATGTATCAAGGGAGTGGTACCCTGACTTGCAATAATCTCACTTGGCATTGCAGTAAAGCAACAGGCACCGCCACCTTTGATAATTCCGTTTACAACCCCAGTTTCATTGTGCGCGGCGACATCTCGTTCACTACTGCTGGCGGTGCTATTGTTTATACGAAGGGAACGGGATCTTATACACTTTCTGGAGGCAATGCTCAAAGCATAGATTTTAACGGATTCACCATTGAAGACCTAGAAATCGACAAGACCGGCGGCACGGTAACGCTTGGCGACAGCTTCACCACCGACAGCTTCGCTGGCACGGCAGGCACCGCAGACCCGAATGGCAAGACGGTAACGACTACAGGGGCTTGCGATTGGGCAAGCGGGTTCGACTTCGATTCTGCCGCCGATTGCATGAACGGATGCTCTTGGGTGGTTGGCGGTAACTTCTCGGCAGATTCGCAAACGCTCAAGGCCACTGCAAGCTGGACGCTGAGCGTGACGGGCACCGCGACGGCAACGAATGTGGACGTGCAGTATTCGGACGCGAGCGGGGGAACGACGATCGACGCCAGCGACGGGACTTGCACGAACAGCGGCAACAATCAGAACTGGTCTTTCGGTAACCGGCGCCGTAGATTTTTCATGGGGGCATGTGCATGATACTCGCTAAACAGTCAACTGCTCGCACGATCACTGTTGGGCCGATCCTTGACGAAGACGGCGTGGCGAAAACCGACGAAGTGGTTGCCAACATCAAAGCGTCGAAAAACGGCGGGGCCTATGCCGGGCTGGATGGTTCGGCAACGCTCACCCATTCGCACACCGGCAATTATCGGCTCGCGTTGACGGCCGATGATTTCGATACGCTGGGCGTTCTCGAATTGACACTCAACAGCGGCACCAACGCGATGGCTCCTGTGCAAGTCATGGTGATGCCGGCGAACGTTTGGGACTCCCTTGTTGGCGGGTCGGATCAGCTTGAAGTGGACGTAACCCACAAGGCCGGGGGCAAGTATAAGATAGCCGACACCACGGGGAACTGGAGTACGGCGGGAACGTGGGCCGATGGTAGCGAACCTGTGGAGGGTGACAGTATCATTATCCGCGATGGGGTCACTGTGACCGTAGCGGCATCGCTTGATTTGGGACAATTCGGGCCGCCGGAATTGCAGGGCGATGCGAAGCTCAGGATTTTCGGGGCCGGTGTGACTGTTCCCGTGATTCCACGGGATTGGGTTATTAGCGACATAGCAAACTCTGCGGTTGCTACTGCCAACTACGGAATAATCGAGCAGTTTTCTACGGAAGTTGGGACCAATTACAATCGAATCATCTACAACAAGGGTGGGACGCTGGCATCGAACGCTAACGGAGCGATCGTTGACGATAACCCCTCAGGAGCCACGATTACAAATAACTCTGGTTTCGTAAATAACGCTGGAACCATCGCTACGAACAAAGCGGGCGGTCGCGTCAACAACACGGGCACCGTCACCACGAACGACGCCGGAGGAATCGTTCACAACTACGGCGGGACGGTCGGGACCGACAATGGGACAACGTGGGAACACGATGGAAGCGCGTACGATGCGATTCCTGATATGGGCACCGCGACGAATCAAGGGACTCTGGCAACGGCGATCACGTCCATCCAGAACAACACCCGCTGTGTCCGCGTGGTGCCTGCGGTCATCGAGCGGCCCGACAGCGGCACGACGACCTATCGAATCGAACTGCTGCTGTACGACACCGAGGGCAATATGGAGGCGCCGGACGCCGCGCCGACCATCGCCCTGGTCAACCAGTCGGGGACCGACCGCTCCGGGCGGCTTGACTCGACCACGATGGCCGCCGTGTCTACCGGCCGCTACCGAGCCGTCTACACGGCCAGCGACAGCGACGACGTGGAACAACTCGTGTGGACGTTCTCCGTGGTCGAGGGCGGGACAACATTGCTGTACGGCAACACGTCGATCGTGGTCGATACCACGGCCGTTGACTTCACCGCAGCGGATCGGACCAAGCTCGAAGGCGTCTACAACAAGCTGCCGAGCAAGTCCTATCTTACAGGCACGGCCAACAGCGACGGCGACGTGCAACTCGACGAAGCAACCGGGACGCCGGCCGATTCGGCGGGGGTGACTACCCTTCAGGGATACACTGATACGTTGGAAGCGAGTGCGACTGCTTTACAATCTACGGTAAATACTATCGCAGGCTATACCGACAGCGTAGAGAGTACTCTATCGACGGTCATTTCCAACCAAACTACCATGATTGCAGCCCTAACGGCCCTACCAGCGGCAGTGTGGGGTTACACTACTCGCACACTAACCAGCTTATCTACCTTGGTATCTTCCATCGCAGCGGCTGTTTGGGCTTATGCTACTCGTACACTGACCACCACTCCCAGTGCTATAAGCAGTCAGGTTAGCGGTAGTAGTATTTCACAACATAGGGGTGATACTTGGAGTTTCCAATTAACAGGATTAGGTTCCGTATCAGGTCGTGTCAAGTTATGGTTTACCGTTAAAAACGGTGTGGGTAATCCAACCGACGCAGATTCCATGGTTCAAATTTTACTGACAGAACCTGCTGACGATGACGACGGGTTACAGTATTTGAATGGTGCTGTTGCTGCCGATGCTAGCCAGGGAAGCCTTACGGTGGATGATGAAGATGCTGGTGATATTACTATAACTATAGCTGCAGCGGCGACGGCTGTACTCTCTCCAGGAGATGGGTACGTTTACGATATACAGGTAGCTACAGATTCTGCGACAACAACGTTGTCTGATGGGAGTTTTGCGATAACCGAAGATGTGACAAGAGCAACCAGTTAATGTACGTAGAACGAGTTCGAAAAGTATTAGCAGCATTGGAACATGAAGCCAAAAAACGCTTTGAGTCTGGAAAGGGGGCTCCAAGTGAGAGCGTTATAGTAGGTTATACTGCCAATTATGCGTTGCCTGTACATGAAATACCTCCGGAAGTAGCTACACATACTGTAGGCCAATGGAAATATCTTGAAACACCGGCTCGAAATTTAGCTAATGATGGAACGTTAAGTAATATAGTTAAGACTGCAATGCAACAAGGCACCAAAATGCAACAGGCTTTATATTTGGCAGGGTTACGCATTCAGAGGGAGAGCCAACGGATGGTACCTGTGGATACAGGAAATCTTAAAGGGAGCGCATTTACGCGGAAAGAATGAGTGGATCGTTAGATCATTCACCGGCAGATATAATACGTCAATTGCTAATCAAATTGGCATTAGGTACGGACCCTGACGATGACGACAGTTGGCCTATTTATGCCTATCGTATACCGGAAACCCCTGATAATTTGATTGCCGTTATAGATACAACCGGGAAGAAACAAGGTCGTATAATGACGGACGGTGAAGTACAGGAAACGGCAGGAATTCAAGTCTATGTACGGGCAGCAACAATCAGTACAGCTAGAGCCAAAGCTAATGCCATAGTTATAGCTCTGGACGAATCTATTAAGAGAAGTATTGTAACTATCAGTACGTCAATGTATTTAGTGTGGAACGTTTCTAGGACGGGACCGATGATTAACGTAGGAAAGGAAATTCCTACCAGCAAACGTAATGTTTTGACCATTAACGCTGTAGTCAGCCTACGGCAAACCGCGTAAATAGGAGAAGAAATTATGGCTGCACCCGCAACTACTACAAGAGCCACTCCCGGTGGAATCAAACTCGATGATGGGTATCAAACCCTAATCGCCTTCGCTAGAGATACCGATGTATCATTCTGGGAGAAAACGGTACAGCCTCCTGGATTGGACGGAGGAGATGCCATTGACACTACGACGATGCATAATTCAGCGTATCGCACATTTAGTCCTCGTGCACTAATTACGCTTACTGAAGCGCCTCTCGTGGTGGCTTATGATCCCAACGTATACAATAACATCATCGCTTTGATTAATCGCGAAGGGTCTATTACAGTAACCTTCCCCGATGGCAGCACGTTAGATTTCTACGGTTTTCTTAAATCGTTTGAACCACAACCCTGTGCTGAAGGGGAACAACCTGAGGCCAATATTGTAATCGTACCCACTAACTACGATCCTGCCAACTACGTGGAACAGGGTCCAGTTCTTACCGAAGTTTCCGGTACGTAATGATCTGTTCGCTGGATTAGCGTCCTGGACAGTATGAGGAGAATCTGGGACGCTCCAGCGAACCTAACCATCATTTAGGAGCGAATCTATGGATTTTGATTTAACTTTACAGGAAGAACCTGTCACCATTAAAACCAGGGATGGAGTATTTCACTATGTGCTCACCGAGGCTACTGAAGATATTGCTGTAGCCTATCGAAATCTCGTTATTGGAAGCATGTCGATGGGGCCAGAAGGGAAACCGCAAACTGTCAAGGGAATCGCAGACGGTGAACCATTCTTGGTTGCTGGATGTTTACGGAATGCAGAAACTGGCGGTCCAGTTTCAGAAGTTACAATACGGTCTTGGCCTTCAAAAGTAGTAAAAGCTTTATTTAATAAGGCACAAGAAATAAGCGGTTTGCAAGATAGAGATGACGTTGCAGATTTGAAACGTCGGTTGGCTATAGCAGAAAAAGCCGAGGAAGAAGCAAAAAACCCAAATGGCCTGAACGGTACAATGAACATTTCCGACTAGCAAGTCATTTGCGAATGCCGTTTAGGCGATGTCTCCAAACCCATACGCACCGGGAATTTGTAGCGTGGATAGCATGGTTGGATCACCAATTAAACGAGATAGACAAACAGTCTGCATATCTAATGCAGATTGCAGCAGAGATCCGACGTGCACCATTAAAACCGGCTGGAAAACGTAGGGTACTACAGGAACATTTTAAATTGTCTTTCATCAAGAAAAAGAAGCTCATCATTTCACCAAAAAGGCGACAACAGATAACAAAACAGGCTAAAGCCCAATGGATCGGCATTGCAGGAATACCCACTAAACAGGAAAAAAGATGACCGAAACTGAACTTGAACGTATGGTAGTTCGTCTAATGGGTGACGCTTCCGACTACATGAAAATGTTGGAAACATCCAAACGAGAAACCAAAAAAAGTATGCGCGAAATAGGCCAACAAATTCGATCCTTCGGTATACAATTGTCGGCTGCAATTACAGCACCTTTAGCGGGTTTATCGTATAAAGCGCGAAAAGAGTTCTCATCTTTCGAAACCAGTTTAAGTTCTATGATAGGTTTGGTGGGATTGAGTGAAGAAACGGTAGCAGGTTTAAAACGAGAAATTCTTGAATTGGCCCCTGCAGTAGGAAAAGGGCCTAGCGAATTGGGACAAGCCATGTTTTTCATCACTTCAGCGGGTTTACGTGGTGAAAAAGCTTTGGAAGCATTGAATGCATCTGCACGAGCAGCGGCAGCAGGGCTGGGGAATACCACAGGTGTAGCCGATGCAGTGACAAGCGCCATGAACGCTTACGGGCATGAAACCCTGGGGGCTACTCGTGCAACGGAAATCCTCACGGCTGCGGTTCGTACTGGAAAGGCTGAAGCAGCTTCTTTTGCGCCGCAGTTTGGGCAACTCTTACCGTTGGCATCATCCATGAATATTAGTTTCGAGCAAGTAGCCGGATCGATGGCCTTTCTCACGAAAACTACTGGTAATGCCAGCCTCGCCGCTACTGGATTAAAGGGAGCATTTCGTATTTTAATGGGTTCCTCTCAAGAAGCAGTTAAAGCATTGGAAGAGGTTGGAATTCCATTAACGCATCTACAAGAAACAGCGAGACAACGCGGTATTAACGAAGCTTTCATGGAATTGAAAACTAGATTAGCAGCACAAGGTAAGGAATTACGACATGTTATCAAAGATTGTGAGGCTTTGAGTGCAGTATTGCAGATGACGGGACCGGCGGCAGAAGATTATGCAAACGTATTGAAGGAAGTAGCGAATTCTGCTGGAATGGTGGACGAGGCTTTTAACGCAGCTAGTAAAACATCTCGACAACAATGGAACGTTGCTATGGCTGAAATGAAAGTGGCTCTCGTTGAATTGGGAGAAATCATGGCTCCAATCGTACAAGAGTTAACCGGTTGGGGAATGTCCCTAGCTAATGTTTGGAAGGAATTAAGTTATGAAACTAAGCAGTGGTTAGTAGTAGCGGGTGCTATTGCAGCTACATTAGGTCCCGCGCTTTTATTTATAGGCCAATTGAGCATGGGTCTTGCTGCAGTTTCAACAGCCGCCAGTATGGCCACTACTGCACTCACCTATATGGGTACCGTAATGACCTTTTTATCGGCCCACCCGTTTCTCATTGCTTTTGTAGCCTTAGAGGCCGGAATTGTGGCTGCATATCTTGCAGCCAGAAAATTTAATCAAGTGTTTAAGGAACAGACAGAAATAGTGCAGTCTCACGCTCAAGCTATGCAATCTATGACTCAACGGCATGATGAGATGATTCAAGATCTCCAAAAGTTAGCTCAAAAACAAAATTTGAGCAATGAGGAAACAGCACGTGCTAGAAAAGAAATTCGAGCATTGGAGCAGATTTATGGAGAGTTGAACGTTAAAATCGATGAGACCGGTGTTCATTTTGAAGACATGTCCAAATCTTTGAAGGTAGTATCAGAAGCGCAGCGACAATTAAGAATTGTAAATCTCTACCAAGAGATAACAGACGCAGAGAAGGAGTTTGCGGCTGCCACTGAAGCTGCTAATCAACAGTTGAAAAATGAGAGTAATGCTTTCCGTCCATTGTCCAATTTGTACGATATGCTTACTAATAAACAGGAAAAAGCTCGTGAAGAAGCACAAAAATGGCAAGATACCCTTTTAGCTTTGCACAGCGAATTAAGCGAATTGGAAACGGCAAAAGTTATGGCCGAATTCGAACCAGTCAATATTTCACGAGAACTATTACCTAAACTGGAACCGTTGCCTATTGAAATAAAACCTATGTTGGGAGAAGGTTTCGTAGGCAAAACGCCCGATTGGTTAGGAGAAAACTTTATGAAAGGGCTGGAAGCAATTGGGTATTCAGCATTGCAAGCTAAACAGGGTATACAATCTGCAGAAGAAGCTGTACTCAAGTTCAATGCAGAATTCGTAACTATGTCTGCACGTTTGACCCAAGCTACATTCTGGACTAATCAGTATAAAACTGAACAAGAAAAATTAGCAGAACAACTTAAGGAATTGGATAATCTTCATTCTATACTGGGAGAAAGCTTCTCTGAGACATACCGTCGTGCAACAAAAGACATAAACGAGCAATTGGATAAATTGAAAGACAAAGATGTTGATATTAATTTTCGTGTTCATGGAGTCGATGCTTTAGAAGCTGGAAGTTTAGCTGCTGCAAAAGCTTTAGAAGAATATCGGACACGATCTTCAATAACGGCTCCTGAAGTTGAGAACGTAGATGAAATGGCAGTTCATGTTCCCGTCAATACCGCTCCTCTCGGTATAGAACAAGGGAAGGATATAGTAACGGAATTGAAGGAACTAGTAAAAATCGGCCATGAACAGTTAGCTAAAACGGGTTTTGAGGTAGAACCACTCGGGTTGGAGGATTATTGATGTCAGCTTCGGTATTCGGTACTCGTAGAACGTGGAGCGGTGAGCGAAATGCAGAAGGACATCGTACCTATCGTGTAATCCATTTAGTACAATCCAGTGCTTCTGACGGTCCTTACCAAGTTATGAGGGCAAGCGGATTACCGTTTGTCGGTTCACCATGGAATTTTGGAAACGACTTTGACCCGTGGGCTTTTTGCTATCCGACAATGAAGGTTAGCATTTATGATGAAATACCGGGGGATCGATCTTCTAAACTATCTGAAAAACAATTTTGGTTGGTAGAACAAACGTTTTCTACCAAACCTCTCAAGAGGTGTCAAGACGAGAGTATTGAAGATCCGTTAATGGAACCTTCAAAATATGGCGGGTCATTTGTTAAATATTTAGAAGAAGCACAGGAAGATAAAGACGGAAATAAAATTAAGACGAGCAGTCACGAATTAGTAACGGGACCACAGGTAGAGTTTGACGCTAATCGAACTGCAGTTTGGGTTGAACAAAACGTAGCATCCCTTGGCTTAAGCACGTTTGCGCAAATGGTGGATACGGTTAATGATGGCGTATTGTGGGGGTTGCCGGCTAGAACTGTTAAACTATCGAACGTTACGTGGGAACGAAAGATTTACGGTCT